CCATGCTTTGTAGATTACTGTGCTGTCCTTCATCCATTACATCTCCTTTAATTAGATATATAATATCTTTTTTTTACTCTTTTGTCAAGTATTTTTCAAAAGAGAATGAAGTTGGACTATAGGTTTCTTCTGCCATGCTCTTCATTCCTGAAAAGATTTAATGAGATCGGAGCATTTCCTGTTGTATTAACTCTTTTTGCATGAGCTGGCATATTAGAGAAAATTGAAGAAAGATTTTCTGGAACTTCTATTTTTTCTGAGCTATCACTTTCAAGTACTGGAGAGTTATCAACAACAATTTCTGTACCCCATGCTGCAATAGCTTCTTTAATAAGATCAATACTTTCTATTGCCTTACCCATAGCTTGTGCTCCGTCTTTTGGCATTACTTACTCACTTCAATGCAGCCATCTTCACAAACGGTTACATTTCCTTCCCAGTTGTCGTTAACAAATCTCTCAAACCTTCTACGCTCTAGACCACTGTTGCTGTTTATCTTAACGCAAACTGAGTTGTTTTCTGGATGGGTGCCACAAACTTCCATTCCCTCATAGTCTCTTAGCTTATCAATGTTAAGAACTATATCTTCATTAGTTACTTTTGCAAAATTATTCTTAAAAATTTTATTAAACATAGAATTATTATACCACCAGAGCGTGGGGTTTTGATTCGTTTACACTTAATGGGGAAACTCTAATAGCCTCTGAATGTATATGTAATGATGATAGATTATCTACCCCTGAATAAGAACACCCGCTACCCAAGCCTCCCCTGACCTGATCAATAATCGCATTGACAGATCCCTTGTATGTAATCGTTGTGGAAACACCTTCTGTAACAGAAGACTTTCCTATAAAATCAATTTGAGCTTTATCAGAGGCCATTCCCCTAAAGTTTTTAACAACGATTCCATTTGATTCAAATACCTCTCCTGGTGCCTCGTCTGTTCCAGCGAGCATTGATCCCAGCATGACTGCATCTGCTCCCAAGGCAAAGGATTTTACCATGTCTCCACTGTTTCTAATTCCACCATCAGCAATAATTGAACACTGATATTCATTTTGCAATGCTACTTCAGATATTGAATGAGCAGTAGGAACTCCATGACCACTTACTATCCTTGTTGTACATACGCTTCCACCACCTATTCCAACACGAATAGAGTCTGCTCCAACCTCTGCAAGTCTTTTAAAGCCGTCATAAGTGGCAACATTGCCTGCCATAATATGTGCATCTGGCAGGGCTAATGAAAGTTCTTTGACTGCACTAATTGCATTATCACTGTGACCATTAGCGGTATCAACTAAAAATATTCTTACACCTATCTTGTATAGGCTATCTGCCTGCGATAGAAAGCCATTGTTAGATGCAATGGCTACTCCAAAATTATATTTGTCTTCAACAAGATCTTGAGACTTTGCTACTTGTTCTTCATAACTCATATACCTATGAAGGATTCCCAATCCACCCCTGTCAGACATGGCTCTACACATCTCTACATCGCAGACTGTATCCATTGGTGATGCAATTACTGGCGTATAAAGGCTAATTTCTTTTGCCCCATAACCAATTGACATTGTTAGTCTTACATCGTGCCTTGACTTTACTGAACTGTGTTGTGGCACCAAAAGGATGTCATCAAAACAAAGCGATTCTTTCATTGTTCTCCTATAGTAATTTAAAGCCTCTTAGATATTCTTCTATCTCTTCTGTCATTTGAGGCTTGGCTTTTTCTTCTACCAGTTCTCTATTTCTATCTGCTTTAAAAGAAGACCATGTATGAATCTCTACATCTCCAATAGCTTCTCTTCTTGTCTTGCTGATTGCATTGTATACTGAGCCACACATAGCGTCTGCTAAGTCCTTAGACTTCTTTCTTGGATGGTCTACCCTGTTGTTTGGCATGATTCTTAGTTCTAATAGTTCATCCAACAATATATCAATGTGTGGTGCAGCAACTCTTTCTTCATAAAAAAGCATTGCTAAATCTTCATAATGCTTTTTTGCAACGGATAGTGTTTCTGTAGTAATACTTACTTGTTTTAACTCTTGTTGAATATCAAATGATTGCCAACGGTCAAAAGTTACCATTCCTAAATTAAAACCGTTTCTTTTTAAATTAATAATCCAATTCTTTACCTCTGAAAGATCTACTGGACCTTCCCTCTTAGGCTCCCACCAAGCAATTGCGTCTACAACAACAAATGGGACAACTTGGGTGTAATCATTAAACGACTGAACTTCTACCCACTTTTCTACATGGCTAATTGCAACCGCACATTTATCGTGCTTCTGGGCAAGGTCAGCATGAACATAGTAAATTGTGTCGGTGTTTGGTTTAAAGTTTAAATCAAATCTTCTATTCTGATCTAATGGATTACGAAGAGACAAAGCTTTTTCTATCTTATCTCTAGACTTAAAGAAAGAGTCTGTGCTGTTTCCTGGCATACATGCAAACCGCATGAGTGCATCCGAAGGCTCTTTGTAAAATGCAATCTTAAAATCTTCTATCTTTCTTGTAGGATTAACTTCCCATGTTGGTCTCTTTAATGCGAAAACTCTTGGATATTTATAGGAAATGATATGATCCTCTTCCCATTCAATTTCAAAGGTATTGTCTGGAGCATCTTCTGGCAGGTCTTCATTAAGGATAAACTTGTGGCTTCTAATAATAATTTCTTTTTCTGCAATAGCATCTTCATATGCATTGCTAATAAAATCCCCCTTGAATCTAGGGAAGGAAAGGAGAACAACCTTTCCGTAGTCTGGGAATCGTGAGTCAACTGATCCGCGAAAAGCCTTGTATATGTTATCAGCAGTCTTTGCTTGATCGTTTGAGGATGATGCTGACTGCATAGCAAAGCCTGAGATTTCGTCTAGAATAGCCATGAACAAGTTCAAACCCTCATGTGATTCTCTTTCTGAGTGACCTGAATAAACAGTAATAGATTTATCAAACTTAATTGAGCCAACTTTTGTATCAAATTTTCCTGCAAACCAGGGTGAGTTTGCAATCTTTTTTACAAAGTTATCAAAGAAAACATTTTTAGCTTGCTCAGCATTGATAGCAATGTTAATAAGGTCAATAGAATCATCTGGTGGTTTACCATAATACATAGCTGGGTCTTTAAGACATAACAGTTTATAGACTACATAAGCCACCCCGACAGTTGCTGTATGATCTTTTCCACTACCCTTGCCTAGTTGCTGAATGATTTCAGTCTTTGTAAACTTCTTATACTGATCCGTTCCTTCTTCAAAACCCATCATTTTAATAAGATCTTCTTTACGATAGATCTGGCTCATGCATTCAACAAGAGTGTATTGATATTCTGACAAAGGTGGCAACCCTAGAAATTGTGGTTGGGTTACAAAAGTTATAACATCTACTGGCTCTTCATCAAACACATCGTCGTCTAGTGCATTCATGAAGTCCGAAAAATCAATTGTCAAGGATAACTACCTCACTAGATTTTGATGCCTCTGATAGCCTTGACATAATTTCATTACGAATCTCTGGGTGGTTTTGTGCAACTTCTTTAAGAATATTAATTAGTATCTCATGTTTTCTTTCCATTGTTGCAAGCTCTTCTGCAATCTCCTTGTTGTCTAAAAGTCCAGCTCTTTGAAGCATATCGATACGCTTAGCTTCAATGTCTGTAATTAACTTAATCGCAGTTGTCTTTGCACCAAGATTTGATGTTTGATCTGCAGAGTCAATAACCTCGTAAGCCTTGCGAATAAGACTTGAGTAGTGTTGATCTGCACCAGCAAGTGCCTCTCTTGCTCTTGCATGAATTGCCTCGTTACTACTTGCGAGTTGTCGCCAATCGTTTAACAAAGAGTTGACACGGGTACGAGGAATGTCTAATTCCATAGAAATCTGAGCAGTATCAAGACCCTTTAAGTATTGTGTTGCAACAGCATTAACATCATCAAGGTGTTTGACTAGATCGTTTGACACGCTGCCCTCTCTTCTTTGGAATATGCTTTACGCGGTCAGGATAGAAAGATCTAAATGCACAGCTTATGCCTCTTTCTAATTCAATACAATCTACCCAAGAGATTCCATTCTTTGGATTAGTAACATAGTTTAGAAACTTAAACTTGACTCCCCAGATTCCCTTGACTTTAATCAAATCGCCTTTTGTTATTTCTTTACCTTCACTTGTCACAAAAGAGTCTTCCCTGTTAAACGGGTCGCTGATTTCAACTTTCTTCCGTCTTCCCATTGTCTCTCCTAAGCATAGTATTTTTATTATCTACTAATTTTAGCACGATATACCCTACTAAGTCCAGCATATCGTTATCTCCTGCGTAAGATGATCCATTTTTAATTCTATTAAGCTTGTCATCAATACGAACATCTATCTGATCACCTGGAGGAATCTTTGCAAATATTTGTATTGGATTTAAGGCTGAGTTTCCATAAGCAATATTCTTTTTAAGTAGCAGGTTTGCAACTTCTACACACTGAAGAAGAAGCTCTGGTCCTGCTGGAGCCTGCTTGCTTAACTCAATAAGCTCTCTCATTACGCCTATCCATTTTTCATCTTCAGTCATCTTCTACCTTTTCTTCCCATTTTTAATCCGAATTTATTTAGATAAAGATACACTGTCTGTACTGTGCATCCACATTCTTTTGCAATCTCATCTGGACTCTTTTTGTCCTGAACATATCTTTTATGAAGCCAACTTTTGCTTTTATAAAGGTCATATTTAGGCATTGTATAGCATGTTCCATCTGTCAGACACATACCATCCCACACCAATTGCATCAGCAACATCGTCATCTGTAATCTTCACTTTAAAGTTTTTGTTTACAGAGTCAATAGTTCTTTGCTTTCTTGTCTTTCTTTCTTCGCCTTTATACCAAGACTTTGATTTGCCTGGATTCTTTCTGACTATCTCCTGCTTTTCTGATATCGATAAAAGCTTTGTTCCTATGTAGTTTTGCCATTGCATAGGGGTGATAGTCTTAATGTTTTTAATTCCCGCTACTTGTGCTGCTCCCAGGATTGCTCCCTGCACAAGGGACAGTTGCATTGCTGTTTTTGGGCTATTGCTATAAATAGCAGACTCAATGACAAGCGCATCTGCATTAACCATTTTAAAAAGCTGTATCGCTTTTTTACAGGCGTCCCCTGATTTATAGAGAGCATCTGTACCATTAAATTTAATCTTGCCATACTTAACCAACTTTCCATTTGTAAAATAAGAAAAGGCAAGAGAATTTGTTGATGCATCCACAGCAATGATTGTTTGTGGTTTTATGTTGTCTTCAAGAGCCTGTCTAATTTTGTTCGTAGTCAAAGTAATCCTTTAGCTCCCTCATAAAAGTTTTCATTTTTGATTGATGTACCAAGCAGTTGTCACATATACCTGAATCATTGTAAATGCTTAAGAGGGTATTGCACCCCCCTCCACACTTCTTTTCTTTTCCCTTACGATTTTTTCTTTTTTGAAGATGATATCTTTCTAAGATCTTTTCCTTACTTGCTTCCTGCCTGCATTCAGAACTGCAATAAATTTGTTTTGTTGTATTTGGTAAGAACTGTTTATCGCACCACCTGCAGTAAAGCATTTTAGAAGAGTCCTTTCTCATCCTTTCGACGCGCTATCTTGATATCTCCGATAGGTGCATCTTTGCACGCCTGCTGTATGGGACAGTTTTGACATATTTTTATGTCATTGCTTCTAAAGGGAACCTCTGGAAGCTTTCTGTCTTTCCATGCAGCATGAACATCTCTCATCCAATCAAACAGATAATCAACAAAATCTACATGATTTTGAGTGATATTCACTGGTACCGCTAGTAGTTCATGAGTGTTTTTATTCTCATACAATATTATACCGTTTTTCTTCTTATAGATTTTCATATAAATTAGAAGCTGTACGATATGATATGTGCTAGCTTTTTTAGATCTCTTATGCCTATCAAAAGCATCATGGTTGGTTGTCTTGATCTCTACTACATACTCTGTATTATTCCAATTAATAAAACTATCTGTGTAACCAAAGATAGGTGGGTCTTCATTAATGGTCTTTCTTTCATTGTCAATTAAGATACCAGAGTCTTCTAATGCTTTTTGAATACGAGCGTGCCTGTCTGAACCACTATCCATGTTAGTGATAACCTTGCCAGTTTTGTATTCATAAAATTCTGCACCATCAAATGCTAGATACCAATACCTTGGACATACACCATGATTCCATACCAATGTTGACGGAGCGAAAGTTTTCTTCTGCATGTGCTTTGGAACATTGTCTTTACGATAGCCTTCTTCTATGGCCTCAACAAGTCCAGAGAGGGGGCCAGAGTCCTGGAACTCTGACTCGTCTTCCATCTCCGTTTGCCATGCAGTTTCTAGCTCTTGAAACTTTTCTATATCCTTCAGCACACTATTATTTTTTCTTAGAATCTTGCTTACAATTGTTTTAGCCATGTCACACCTTCACTAGATATTTTAAAGATGCAACAATCTTATCAAGTTCTGCTGCAGTTGTATAATAGATATTTTTCTTTGCTGTGTTTCCCTTTTCAACGTTAGTCATCCATCTTGCCTGCAAAGCTAGTTTTGCTGCAATTGCTTGCATACGAACAATTTCTACAGATGCAACGGCAAGGGGAATGTCTGGCTTTAGAATTAGCTTCGTTATAAACTCTAGTGCTTTAGTAAGTTCTTCATCTTCCATGAACTCTGCAATATTATATAAATCATTAATCTCTTGTAGCGTACTCTTATCCGTCACTTTTCTCTCTTATCTCTCGTAGTTCTTCAAATTCGTTCCACTCAATTATAGCAAGTCTTGTCTTGTGTGTATCTCCAAGAACAATCATAAGAACTGGTGACTTTTCTGGATCTGTCTTTAATGTATCTGTGCATATCTTTGCCCATACGTCACGGTTTATAGAAAATGATTTAGAGTATTCCTTTACATCAACTATGTATCTGTCAAGGCTTCCGTCAGCTTTTTGTATCTTACCCCTGCCAGAGTTCTTGTGTGGGGTGGCACCTATTCTTTTAAGTTCGCCACGCTCACTCATCAGTAACCCCTGTCTCTTCGTATGTTAACCGTAGAGACAGCATCGCAGTCTTTACACTTCCATGTAATATCAAGAGCGGCTGGATAGAATCTTGCCGTTGATATTTTTTGCTGACAAGTTTGACAAGAAAATTCTCCGTGCATGACTTCATATTTAGAGTAGCTTGACAAGTTCTTCTGCTTTCTCTGGATTCTCCCTAAGCCACTCAATCACCTTTGCACGCCCCTGGAACCTCTCTCCAAGGACGGTATACCATGCTCCACCCTTTTCAACCTTACCAAGTTGCTCTGCAACATCTAGGACTTCTGCAATATTGTCCACGCCAATATTATCGCCGTCAAAGTAGAAATCATACTGACCACTGATAAAAGCGGGTCCAGTTTTATTGAAATCCACATTCCATGTAACACTTCTTCCAATTTTCTTTTCAATTAATTTATCTCCTATTGCTATCTTATCTTTGATTGCTTGATTTTCTGATTCACTAGACCAAAGCTTTACGATAGTGCTAGAGAAAAACTTAACAGCGTGACCACCAGTTGGAGCATGGCTAACATACATTGCGCCAATTTGATTTCTTTGTTGAGATATAAGAATCAAAAGAGTTTGCTTTGTCTGGTTGTTTGCATAGTTAAGCATCTTCACGGCATTGGTCATGTCTCTTGCTTCTGCACCAATTTGTTTAGTGTTCTCAAGTTGCTTTAAGTCTGAACTATCTTTCTCAAAATAAATTGCTGGAAGAAGGGCAGAGATAGAATCTACAACAATTATATCTGCTCCTGCTGACATAAGTTGTGTAGCAACATCTACCATATCATTAACAGTCCTGGCTTGAGAGTAAATTAGTTTTTCTGGATCTGTCCCCAGTTTCTTTGCCCACTCTGGATCAAAGGATTGCTCTGCATCTATCCACGCACAGATCTTTCCTTCTTTCTGAGCTTCACCAATCATCTGCAAGCAAAAGGATGATTTTCCTGCTGACTTGTTTCCCCAGATAAGTATCTGACGACCGTACGCAAGACCACCTTTTAATGCATTATTTAGTCCGATGCTTGGTGTCTTTTGCTTATAGACTTCAATTCCTGATGCTGATGTAATCTTCTTTCTAAGTTTTGGATCTAGTTGAGAAAGAACTGATTCCATATCAATGGTTTCTGACATTATGCCAATACCCCATGCATTCTTTCTCTTTGTGTATTATATTTTACTTTTTCAACTAAAGACTCTTCGATAGATTTATTAGTATAACCATCACGAACGAGTCCGCCCCAAAGATCTAAGGTACGAATAATAATGTCTGCCAGCTCTTTGACTACCGTATCGCTACCCTCCTCTTTACGCATTGCTTCTAAGGCTTCTGTAGCCTCTGAGTGAATCATTGCAATTTGTTTCATGTAAAATATTAGACCGTTGTTTGCTTCCCAGAAGCCCTTATCAATAGCATTACTATGAATCTGAAATGCTAACTCATCTATCCCGTATGTCATTTGTTTATCTCCTTTACCGTTATTGTTCCATCTTTAAGTTCGTTCATTATAAGCTTTTGAATACTTCCTGGCTCGCATTTCATGTAGGCTTCAGCAAACATAGTTGGAAAGACAACGACAGGGATTAGATTACGATCATAATCTGCAAGAACCATGTGAGCCATTCTCTTTCCTGCTTTTGTTACTCTAGGGTTAAAAGATAGCACAAAATACTCATTTTGTCCATATGGCAAGGTCTTATAGTTTAAGAACTTTGTCAATGGTGATTTTACTTTGTCGGCATCTTCTACCTGTAAAAAATCTGCTATTCGATTACTTGCTGAAAGAATTATGTATGTCTTTCCTACTTCTATCTTGCTGTCCTCTTCATCAAAGATTCCTACCATACCCGTCTTGTCCATAAACTCTACACGACACCACCCCTTACCACGCTTTATCTTTTTAGCCATTCCCATAACAATATGACTCTTGGACTCATCATAGTCTTCAGTATTGTCAATGTATGCATAGTAATGGGAGGGAATATTCATAGAAAACTCTGGAAGGTTTAAGTATTCGTAGAGGTTATCTCTGACAGTATCTTCATTTCGTGGATGGTCTGGAAAAGTCAGTGCTCCAATTGCATCCAACGCTTCTACTGCTCTTGAGTTTATTCCGCTACCTTTTTTAAAAGCAATGTCCCTTACTTCTTGGTAGGAGTTAAATGGTCTATTAGCCATGATTTTTGAAGCTACTCCATCAGATATCCACTTGATTGATGATAGACCAAACCTGATACCCTTTCCCTCTATCTTAAAATCTATATCAGATTCATTAATGTGAGGAAGCTTTAAGCTAATATTCATACGCTTTGCTTCGATAAGATATTCTGTTCTAGCATCCTTATCCTTCTCATTCTTAAGAATTGCAAACATAAACTCTGTAGGATAATAAAACTTTAACCATGCTGTCCAATAAGAAAGCATTGAATAGGCTACAGCGTGAGACTTGTTAAATGAATAACCTGCGTGAGCCTCAAAGTCATGCCATAGATTTTGTGCTTGGAAAGGACTTATGTATGCTGATGCATTA